ATGGCGAAATTAAATAACGATAAAATCGCGGTCGAACTCGACCTTAAAGCACAGAAGGCACAAGAGGAGATTCGCCGACTTACCAAGGCAACCGATGAACTCCGAAAACAGAATCAAGCCTACCGGAAGGAGAAGGCGGCCCTTGAACGTGTAGAGGGCGACCATACAGCCGAATATGCACGATTAAACGCGGCTATCGAGGCTAATAAACGTGAGATAGAAGCCAATAACCGTGCAATGGAGAAAGCACGGAAAGAAATCGACATTTCCAGAATGTCGGCTGCTGACCTTGGGAAAGAATTAAAGCGACTGAAGGGCGAACTGAATAAGACTTCAAAAGCCCTATATCCGGAAAGATATAGAGAGCTGGAGAATGAAATCCGCAGAGTTGAAAAGGCACACGCCGAAGCAACCCGTTCGACACGCGGTTTTCTGGCCTCGCTCCTGTCGCTCGATAAGATTGCCACCTCGATAAAGGGCTTTTTCATGGGCCTGGGCATGGTGATAATGACGCAAGTTATAGGAGCGTTCAAGCAACTGACAAACATTATTCAGGATTTTGAGCGGGCTAACTCAAAACTTGCCTCCGTACTGGGTACGACTATCGACGGAGTTTCACGCCTGACCGACCAAGCGAAATATTTAGGGCGCACCACAACCGCCACAGCCTCGCAAGTTACCGGCCTTCAGACCGAACTCGCAAAACTCGGATTCACGCAGGACGTTATCGAGAAACTTACCCCCTCGGTTCTGAAATTCGCGAAGGCAGTCGATACCGACCTATCGAGCGCGGCAGCGTTCGCCGGTGCCGCCATGCGTATGTTTAACAAGGACGCAGACCAAGCCGAAGCGGTGATGGCCTCTTTTGCCGTTGCCACAACTAAAAGCGCACTTGATTTTCACAAGCTGGAGGCCTCGCTGTCAACTGTTGGCCCGGTAGCCAATGCGTTCGGGTTCTCCCTCGAAGAAACGACCGCACTCCTCGGCCAACTCTCAAACGCCGGATTCGACGCAAGCAGCGCCGCCACCGCAACCCGTAATATCCTCCTGAATCTGGCAGACGCTAACGGCGACCTCGCGAAAGCCCTCGGTGGCCCAGTGACTAACCTCGACGAACTGGTTAACGGGCTGAATAAACTTAACGCGGAAGGTGTGGACCTCGCGAAAGCCCTCGAACTGACCGACAAGCGAAGCGTGGCCGCGTTCTCGACTTTCCTTAACGGTTCTGATTCAATTCTCGCGCTCCGTGATTCGATAACCGATTGTACCGATGATTTTCAACAAATGGCCGCGACAATGGCCGACAACGCGGCCGGTTCGTTTGCCGGATTCCAGTCAGCAGTGGAGGGCTTAATTTTGAAATTCTTTGATTTCCGCGAAGCCCTGAAAACTCTCTACGAGTGGGGTACAGATATTATAAATTGGATTGGCGAAATTGTGGACGCTTTCAGCCCTATGGGTACAATGATAGGATGGGCCGCGACAACAGTAGGTGCGCTTGTGTCCGCTTTGGGTACTCTCGTGGGCTGGATTACAAAATTATTCACACAGACCGCCGCCGGAAGAATGATATTAAACGGCGTTGTTGCCGCTCTTGTGGCTTATAAGGTTGCCACACTATTAGCCTCTAATGCTACCAAAACATTTATAAGCAATATCGCTAACGCAATAAAAGCCATAATCGCCAAGACGGCGGCGGTTTACAGTGCCGCCAAGGCAGATGGAGCGGCAGCCGTCGCAACACGTCTATGGAACGCCGCACTAATGGCAAACCCGATAATTCTTATCATTAGTTTGTTGGCTATGGCCGTGGCCGCGATTATGGGGTATAATTCTGCAATGGACGACGCTACCGAAAAAACGGACGCATGGACCGAAGCCTCCAAGGAAGCGGCGAAACAGTACGGAGAGCAGAAAGGCAAAATTCAAGCCTTGATAATGGTCGCCGAGAATGAAAATTTGTCGCTCGAACGTCGTAAAAAGGCCGTTGCAGAACTGAACCGTATTATTCCGAACTATAACGCACAAATAGACGCTACCACCGGCAAATATAAAGCGTCTAAACAAGCCCTCGACGCTTATCTTATTTCACTGGAGAAGGAGATGCGTTATAAAGCCAATGAATCAAAAATGCGCGAACTGGTGGCAGCCGCCGAAGAAGCCCGCGACGCTTACGATGAAGCAGAAATCGCCGCAGCAAAAGCCGGGCGCACCACGCGCAACTGGCTCGGTTTTGTATATCCTTCCGACGCTCAAAAAAATGCAAACAGTAAAAAAAGCCTATGGAAGAAGGCCGAAGATGATTTACAAGCATTTCAAGGCCGTATGAAAAAGGCTATCGAGGACGGAACGATTACGCCACCGGAGATAACCGAAGAGATAGAAACCGTAAATACCGGCCTCGACAATACTAACAAAACAGCTTCCGAAACCGTCACCCGACTGAAGGAAATTAACACCGAGTTAAAACGCCTCCGTAAAATGGACCCGGAGAGTGACGAAGAACTCGACCGTATTCAAAAGCGTATAAAGCTCCTTCAGGAAGAAAAAAAGGAACTGCTCGGAAAAGCCAAGGCCAAACGTACCCCCGGCACATATAAGGAGGATTCTCTCGACCAAGTAACCGCGCCGGTTGACGACGCACACCAACGCCGATTACTGGAGATAAATAAACAGGACTTAACCGAAACGGAGCGCACGATCGCGAAGAATCAAGAATTGATAAGATACTGTTTTGAACTTAATAACGCACTCGAAACACTCCGCGCCAACACTGACAGCACCCACACTAAAACCCTCGACGCTATCACCGCCGAGCAGAATAAACTCGCCGCGCAATCACTCACAGCCCAAAAGGCTATAAATACGGCAATGGTGAAACAGGATTCAGAGGACTACAAGCAAAGGAAAACAGCCGCCGAAGCGTTTTATAAACAGCAATCCGATTTAATTCGCGCCTCTGTTATCAACGACGCTGATTTACAGGAAGCCGCGAACGTGTACCTTCTTGACCTCGACCGCCAGAACCACGCCGACCAACTTAAAGAGCTGCAACAGTATTACGATAAAGTTGCAGCCGCCGACTATTATACCAAGGACGAAAAAACAAAACTCCTTCAGCAACTCGGCAAGGATATAAGGAGCGTTCAAAGTCAGATTCTCACAGATACCGGCAAATTTACCGAACTCATGCGAGAGGCTACGACCGACACAACGAGCAAAGAAGGTATTACCGCAAGTTTCGACCGCCAGCGTAGCGCAATGATTCTTTATTACGAGGCTCTGAAAGACGCTGAAGGAGTAAGCGCGGAGGAGATTGTAGCACTCGAAACGGAGAAACAACGCCGTATCGCCGCCCTTAATTACCAGTATCAAGAGCAGATGTGGCAGCTTCAGGAACTTGTCGGGCTATCATGGGCCGACGAGTACGAACGCGAACTCGCCCAACTCGAAAATTACCACCGTCAGGGCCTTATCTCAACTAAGGACTACGAAAAGAAAAAATTACAGTTAGGCGTTACCAACGCTAAAAAGTATTTCGATTATTACGCCAATCTTTCCGGCTCGATGTTCTCGGCCATACAAGATGCTGAAATCGCGCAGAGTGACGCGAAATATGATGTCTTGATACAACAGGCAAAGAATAACGGAGAGGACACTGCAGCCCTCGAAGAAGAAAAGGAAAACAAGAAACTCGAAATACAAAAGAAATACGCCGATGTTGATTTTGCGATTAAAATCTCCACGATTATAGGAAATACCGCCGTCGCCATAATGCAGGCTTTCGCGCAGCTCGGCCCGATTGGTGGAGCTATAGCCGCCGCCATGTTGACTGCTACCGGCGTGGCCCAAGTAGTGAGCGCAAAAGCCGAACGCGACAAAATCAAGAATATGCAGCCGAGCAATACCGCCGGCAGCTCCGGCACCGTTGCCGCTCCGGCCAAGGCTGAACGAGTGCTATCCGGCTACTCTGACGGCGGATATACAGGCGACGGTGACCGCTACGAGGTTGCGGGTGTCGTTCATCGCGGCGAGTACGTCGTGCCGAAGCCTATTATGGACAACCCTCGCGTAGTTGACGCGGTGGGTACAATCGAGGCGATACGCCGTAATAAAATCCTCGGTTCAGGTATGGCCGCCGCTCCTTCCGCCGGTTACGCCGACGGAGGTTATACCGTCCCGGCTCCCTCGTTGAGCATGGAGGAATTTACAAAGGCCGTTCAGGAGTTCCGGGCGGCAACAAAGGCAATCCGGGCATATATCGTTTACAAGGACATAGAGGACGCGAAGGAAACGATGGACCGCGCCCGCGCTCCGTTCACCAGAAACAAAAAGTAATTACCGCTATGATAAAAATACTTATCAAAGGGGAAGCTCTCGACCTCCCCGAAGGTTTCAGCATGGCCGTTGAAGATACCAACCCGATATTTAACGACCAAGGCAGCCAATCAATACCGGCCACCGTTCCACCGACGAGGCGTAACAACCGACTGACCGGCCACGTTGTCCGAGTTGACAACGCCGAGAATCCGAACGAGCCGGAGCGGACTTGTATCATAGAGAACGGCGCGTACCAACGTCGCGGCACACTGAATTACACAAGCGCAAACAGCCGCGACGGTATAACCTTTAACGTCGGGTTCGACAACTCCACGGCCTACGAAAAATGGAAAAATAAGAAACTGACCGAACTTTCGACACTCCCCATGTGGCGACACTCATCGCTTGCCGTCCTGATGTCGGAACTTAACGAGATATATCACAACGCTGACCCGAAAACCAACCCTTTGGCGGTTTTCCCTATTGTTACCGCTATCGACAAAGAAGGATGGCTCGAAACATATTCTATTATCGACCCCGAAAAGGTCGAAATATTGAATATGTGGACGCGCACCGCAATGCAATACAAAGCGTTAAGAAGCGTCGATAAGGTGACAAGGACAATCAACGGAACAGTTACGGAGGTTTCAGTTCCGGAAAACTACGGGTTCACGCCATTTGTAAGGGTGTGGCGTGTTCTGGAGTTGATATTTTCCGATTTAGGTATGTCAATCGCTGCGAATCCGTTCAAGACTGATAACGACCTCGCCCGGCTTGTCGTGCTGAATAATTGCGCTGATTCCTGTTGTCAGAAAGATGTTAATTATATCGACCTCATGCCGGACGTGACGGTCGAGGCGTTCATGGCCGCCCTCTGGGCGCGTTTCGGCCTCGTCTATCATGTCGATTTCAGCACTTGCCGCGTAACTATGGCCTTTATCGGCGACATAATCAACAAACCGGCTCAAAAGGATTTAAGTAATATAATATCCGAGCCGCCCGTGGTGAACTACGACAAGGGGAAATATATCAAGTTATCCGCCTCCACCTCGATAGATTGCGCCGAGCCGGAAACGGAGAGATTCGAGGACTTTTTTAAGAATTTCGATTCCTCTCAAATCGGTGATTCAGTTGTCGAAAATGAAAATATAAGTTTTACTTTTAACCGAAAAACGGCGGTATGGTCGAGATATGATAAAGTAAACAGGAAATCGAAGGAAGGTTCTACCAGCTTTTTTAATTGGGACCCGAAAACGCCCGGAGTAGAGGCTGAAGAAATCACATCGGACGACGAATTTGTGCCGCTGGCTCATGTCCAGATACGAAAAACCGCTTACGGAACTTACGGCGATTTTGCCGACGACGTACCTTTTTATCTGAAGGGTATGCGTCACAACCACAGTTATATTAAAGGTTCTGACGGACCGGAGGGTGGAGATACGCCGCTGGCGTTTATGTTCGCTTTTACCGGAATTGAAACGAGCTACGACAGTACAGAAGGCCGGTTCGCGTCAGTGACAGGCGACACGTTCAAGGACGGAAAGCAGCACACAACCTCCCTACTGTTTCAGTATAAAGGCGGCCTGTTCGATAAGTATTGGCGGCAGTATGATGAAATTTTGAGGCATGGAGCGCGAACGATTGAAATTAAAGGCCGCCTAAAGCTGCAAGAGATTCAGCAGCTCGATATGTTCCGCCCGGTAATGTTCAAGGGTGTGCGCTGCCTGATTGATACCGTTAACTATTCTTTGCCCGGTGGTAAAGAGATTGCCGTGGAAATCAAGTTACGGACAATTCAAACGCAAGGAACGTACAACATCGCCACTGAACAGAATATACCGAATTTTACTTTGTTAGATACCGACTATTACTGGAAATACGTTTCGGACACCCTTCAGACGGTTTATAACTCAACCGAGAGCAAAAACGCCGCAATCAAGGCGTGGAAAAATGCTAACCCGGACTATCAAGCACCAAATATTTACACATGGCCCGGCCTTGCCATGCCTGTAACTGTGCAGAAAACCGGCTTAACGTGGGAATCCGACCCGTACAACGCGGACGGTACTTGTAATATGGAGGGAGCGACCAGAACGCGCCAGTACCAGGCCCGCGCCACCTACGAAATATGGGAACTGTACGACGTTTCAGAAGGCGACCCGGACCATTACGAAACGGAGCCGGGCGAAATCCCGTTAGGACAAATCACTATTAGAATCACCTATACCGTAACGCTCGTAAGTGCGCATCGTTAGTCCTTTGCCCTCCGTGGCAATTCAATGAAATTTGCAATCATGGAAGCCAATAACATAACAGCAGCCCCACAAGCGGCAGACGTTAACGCCCTCTACGAAGTGTGGCGTGAAACGAATGTGGGGAATAAGGAACAGTTTTACAAGTTCCTGACAACACCCAGTACCGAGCGCGACGAGTTTATTAACGCTCACCCCGTTGAAATCTCCTTCACCGGTTCTATACTCATGGTTACGGCCAAACCTTAAACCCGCTTACAATGGATTCAAATGTAAAAAAGGGTATCGCCTTTTCAAAAAATCCGATATTGCTACGCAGCAGCTTGACGGTTGACGACTACAATCCTATTACCGGGATTCCGTTCACCGTCTATGCCAGCGGCATGAACCAACGCTATGTGGGTCGTTATAACCAGCCCTTTAGCGTCAATATCTCCGAGATTGTGGACGCATACGCCTACACTATCGGCGAACCGATAATGTCGTACCACATAAACGGAGTTCGTGAGGTCGAGGACAACGGCACGATTTCCGAACGCAAAATTTACGTTGATATTACCGAGGATAATCTGGACGAATGGGAGTGCCTTATTATCGCCGGAGGCGTTTCGCGTCAGAATTACCGACGTTATGCCAGAATGAAAACCGACGCTTTCGAGGCCCGTTTTCTCAACAACGCCAATAACTTTTTTATGACAACCCGAACCGCAGGGTGGCGCATAGTGATGAAGGAAACGGAACTTTATCCGCTCTATTTCATAAGTCTGGAGAGATTTCTGTATATGACCGTTGTAGAACGAACGACGGGCAAAACTCTAATACAAGACGGGAATTTCGACAACGGTATTTTTGCGCTTGATATTGACGCGCTACGAAAACAGTTTTTCGATGAATACGGAGTTTTGTCGAATAGTTTCGACATATACAAGGGCGACCCCTCGCAATACTCTTGCAGCATAGTAATTGAGCGGAGCGACCCGGCACGGGAACGCTACCGCCTGAAATTCCGCAATTCTCTCGGTGTATTCGAGATTATCGAACTTGCCGGAGAACTTACCATTACACCCGATTACGCCGCAGCCGATGAAGCAAGATTCAGCAGATACGACGCTGAAACCGACGATTTCACCGCCGACCGCGAACGTATCACACGCCCCCAATCGCTAACAATCGAAACCGGAGTTATGCGGGCTGATACCGTCCGTTTCCTCATGGATATGATAGGCAGCGAGGAGGTTTATTTGCTCGACCTCTCGGAACTCCCGGTTAAAGTTATACCCTCTATCGAGGAACTCAAATACAAGCCGCGTCCGGAAACGCCCCAAAAATTCACCGTCAAGTTGCAAATGGCGGAAGATGAAACCAACATCATGCAAGACATCATCGACGGAACGGAAGGCCGCAAACCGCGAGTATTCTCGAAGCAGTTCAGCAAACAATTTAATTAACTCATTATCACAATGGCAGACACGACACAACAGTTTATTGATAACCTTATAACGGTTATCTGGAACGCCGAGGACCCCGAAAGCGTTACAAACGAGATGGTCGCCCGTGTGTTCGATTTTCTCAATAAGGGTTATAAAGACCTTTTGACGAATAACTCGGCGGTAGCAACCGAGAAAGCCGAACGACAGGCAGCCGACGCGGCTCTGCAACGCACTATCGACACGCTTCAGCTCGCTCTCCAGACGGTGACGCGAACAGCTTCAGACGCGCAGACGGCCGCAGCCACTAACCGAACGGCAATTAACAACCTTCTCGGCAAGAACGCCTCGACGGCAATCGAGAATTTTAACGAAATTATCACCTTCCTGAATGGTGTGACGGATTCGGACAGCCTTGTGGCGTTGCTCTCGGCTATCGACGAGCGTATCACCGAAAACGCCAAGAAAATACGCGAACAAGGCTATTCGATTAGTGACCTTCAGGATAAAACCGAACTCCTCGAAGCCGGTTTCAAGGTTGAAGATAACGGCTACAATCTGGACGCGCTCACCGAAGCGGGATTCTATTTTCTGGAAGGCCCGACCGATGAAATTCTTATTGTTTACCGTTATGCCGGTCCGAACGCCGTAGGAAAACCGACAACGTACCACTTTGTTCAATATCTGTTTACCGCCGGAGGCTTGAAATTCCGCAACGGTAAAGCCGCAGACTTGACAGCGGAGGCAGATTGGGAGGATTGGCAGGGTGTCGGACAAAAAGGAGCCGGCAACCTTATCAACATAACGGAACTTGTGCCACCCCAAAACGGATTCTACGACCTTCAGAGCGCAATCGAAGCGGTTCCGGCAACACATCGCGCACTCGGACGCTGGATTACTTACCGCCTCGGCACAGGCGAGTGGGAAACCAAACAGTTCAAAGGCTCGACGCTGACACAGTGGGAAACCGCGTCAGCATGGGAGGACACCGGCGGGAAGGGTACCATTACTGGGATTAAACTCAATAACCAGACTGTCGCCCCGGACGCTGACGGTGTTGTTAATATAACCGTTGACGAGGTGGAAATCGACGAAACCCTCAATGCGCAATCGACAAACCCGGTACAGAACAATGTAATAACGCAGAAAATCGCGGAACTGGAAGCAAAGACCGTCGCCGACCTTGACATTTCATTGAACGAGGACGAGACGGAAGCACATATCGCCATACTAAACAGCAGCCGCGTTGAAATCGCCGGGGGTGATATTCCCGTAGGGAAAGGTGGAGGCGGAAGTGAACAGGGCCAATCCGCAAAAATCGTGCTTTCCGCCTCGGTAGACAACCCGGTTATTCGTGAGGGCAGCCCGGTAATGCTTTCCTACTTTTTCGACCACCAATATCTCGGAGGCGACCAGAACGGAGAATCCACCGGCCAACGCGCCACGATTGAAATTACCGTAAAGAACGGAGCAGTTACGACGTTCTCGACGGTACTCAATGACGTGGCACGGGGTTCTTATGACCTTGACATTACCGGGTATGTCAGGAGTGGGAAAACCGACATTACGGTAAAAGCCACCGTTATAGACCCGGAGACTGGGGCAACTCGCTCCCGTCAGGCCGTGGCCGGTGTGGAGGCGAAAACACTGGCTCTTTCAAGCGCGTACAATCTGGCAAACTCTATCGCCGGAGGCGGTTACGGCCCTGATGAAACCGTTACCATACCTTTCACCGTATCGGGTTCAGGCTCAAAGACCATAACGCTATATCTTGACGGACAGGAATACAAGTCTACCGTGGTAACCAAGTCAGGCAAGACAAACGGCAGCTTTTCAGTGCCGATGTCTGGACTGACACTCGGCTGCCACAACGTCCAGATGGTTGCCACACTCGAAGCCTCGGAAACCCTCACCCTTGTTTCGGAATCGGTATATATCGACCTTCTGAAGAAGGACGCGGCCGGACGTGTGTCTGCTCCTTTCATAGGCACGATGATAATCTTCCCCGACGGAAGGATTTTCGAGGGTTCGGACTATCTTACGCCGACGCTTGAAGTAGGACAGTTTGAACGCCTTGATTTTGATTTCGTTGTTTATGACCCCGAAATTACTCCGGCGGAAATGACCGTATATCATAACGGAATAGTCTCGCAGCGCGTGTCGCCGCCCCGTTCGGTGCAGAAATACACCAACCGTTTCACACAATCGGGAACGGAGGCGATGAAGTTCAAGACCGGGGAAACAGAATATATCTTCAATATCGAGGTGGTGGAATCTTCTATCAATCTGGTGGAAGTTACCGACAATCTCCGCGTCAAGCTGTCGGCCGCCGGGCGAAGCAACTCCGAAGCCGAGACCGACCGGGCAAAGTGGGAGTTTAAGGGTATAACTACGGACTTCCACGGTTTTGACTGGAACAAGAACGGATGGACAGGCGACGCGCTACTTCTCACCAACGGTGCGAATATCGTAATAAACGATACTCCGTTTGTAACTGACGCGACCGCTACCGGCTTCACTATCGAGGCGGAGCTGATGTGTTCCAACGTAGCCGACCGCGAAGGTGTGGTAATGGAGTGTATGGCCGACGGTGTAGGTTTCCAGATGACGGCCGAACAGGCTAAAATCGTGGTGTCGGGAGGGCAGGAACTTGAAACAAAGTTTGCCCCGGACGTGCCTATAAAAGTGGCGTTTGTGGTGGAAGGCAAGGCGGAAAACCGGCTTTTACAACTCTATGTGAACGGAATCCGAGACCGCTCCCTTCAGTATCAGGCCGCCGCGTCTCTCATTCAGATGAACCCGGCGAAAATCAAAGTCAGTGGCGACGCGGCAGACGTTGAATTGCGGAATGTCCGCATTTACTCTCGCGCCCTGTCCGATGATGAAATATTGTCGAATTATATGATTGACCGCACCACGGCCGACGAAATGGTGTTGTTGTTTCAGAAAAACGACATTCTCGACGATGAAACCGACGAGGTGAGCATCGACAAGTTACGCGCACAGGGTAAAAGCGTAATGCGCATTGTCGGAGACGTTGACCTCGTTAATCAGACCAATAACAAGAAATTCGAGGTTCCCGTCGATGTCTACTTTTATTCGCAGTATGGCAAGGAATATGATTTTGTCGCCCGTAAAATCGGCCTTCGCATACAGGGAACATCTTCGACTACCTACCCACGTAAGAATTACCGCCTCTATTTCTTCCGTTCGGAACAGTACGGAACGACGCTGGAAGTGAACGGTGTAAACGTGCCTTCTCTGGAATACTCGTTCAAGCCGGGGGCGCGCCCTGTATCAATCTTCTGTCTGAAGGCCGATTTTTCGGATTCTTCCAGCACCCACAACACCGGCGGTGTCAGAATCGTTAACGACGTGTTCCGCCGTTGTGGCTGGCTCACACCGCCGCAAGCTGCATACAAGGGAGATTATGATGTCCGTATAGGTGTAGACGGATTCCCGATAAATCTTTTCTACGACAACGACGGTTCCGGCGTCGCCAAGTTCCTCGGAAAATACAATTTCAACAACGAGAAGGCGGATTCCGCAATTGTCTACGGATTCGAGGGTATCGAGGGATTCAACGACGCGGCGACGCTCAACGGACAGCGTAACAAATGTATCTGTCTGGAGTTCCTGAACAACTCGGCCGCGCTCTGCCTGTTCGGTACTGCCTCGATGTCGAATTTCGATGATGAACTGGAATTCCGCTTCAAGGCCGACACCAAGTGGGCCGACGCTCATGCGGACGACAAGGCCGCAGTGATTCGCCTCTGGCAGTGGATTCAGGACTGCAAGGGCAAGCCATCGAAGTTCCTTTCTGAATACCGGGATTATTTCCTTAATGATTCGCCGTTCGCATGGTATATCATTACGGACTACTTCATGGCCGTGGATAACCGTGCCAAAAATATGATGTTGGTAACGTGGGACGGTATTCACTGGATGTTCATACCCTACGACATGGACACTCTGCTTGGTGAGCGAAACGATTCTTACCTGAAGTTCGACTATATGATAACTTTCGATTCTTTCGATGAATCCCAGGGAGCCTATTGTTTCGCCGGCCATGATTCGGAACTGTGGAAACTGGTACGCGCTTGCCCCGAAAAACTCGCCGAGGCAGCCAAGACCATACGCGCCAATATGTCAACGGAATACGTCTTAAAGGTATTCAACGAGGAAATGATGGGCGCATGGGCCGAACGTATCTACAACAAGGACGGGGAATATAAATACATTCTTCCACTGCTTGAACAGGGCAAGGACTATCTTTTTGCCCTTCAGGGTTCGCGCTATGCGCACCGAACCTATACCATTGTCAACCGCTTCAACCTTTTGGATTCGGAGTATTGCGCTGGAACTTACCGCGATGACGCTTTTCCCATCTATCTGTCTTATAACTTCGCGGCCAATCCTCGCGCCCTCACAATCACCGCAGCCGAGCGGTTCTGTTTCGGTTACGGAATGACTAACGGCGACCCGACGGTTCACGGCCTACGCGCCGAGAATCCGGGCGATACGGTAGAACTGACATTCCGGCAGAATCTTATCGTAAACGACCCTCAGAATGTTTACGGGGCTTCAAGAATCCGGGGGCTGGACCTTACGAAGATAAGCCACGCAATCGTCGGGACACTCAACCTTAACAAGTGTATCCGGCTTACCGACCTTAACGCCTCATGTGCTGACGGACAAACCACGCTGACCGGCCTTGTTGTGGATTCGTGCCGAAATCTCCAGCGTATCAATGTCAACGGCCTGAACGGATTGTTGTCGCTCAATCTTTCCGAAAACAAGAAACTCGACACTTTCGACGGAGCAGACACGAAGCTCACCAATGTTATTTTCGCACAGGGCGGAAAACTCGCCACTGCGAAACTTCCGGCGACGCTCCAGACGCTTGAACTCCGATACCTTCAGAGCCTCGCGCCTTCCGGCTTGCAGATTCCGGCAAACGTGGCTGTCAACCGCCTTGTGGTTGACAACTGCCCGCAGCTCGACTGGCGCGACATACTGAAGAAATGCCCGACTACGACCTATCTACGTGTTACCGGCATAAACGAGAGCGGACGCGGCGAACTGCTCCGGCAGTTCCTTACGATGAAAGGCGTCGATGAAAACGGAAATACCGTCAACACTTGCCGCCTTGTCGGTACTTACCAACTTACAAAGTATCTCCCAGAATCAGAGTATAACGAGTTAAAGGCGCATTTCCCGGAACTCAACATTTTGCAGCCGGAATGGACGGTTATCAAGTACGACGAAACGGTTGCAGACAGTAAGAACATTTCCAATCTCGACAATGAAACCGGCTACGACTACGATAACGAGTTTCAACCGTCGGCCCAGATCGCCGCGATTCTCGCCAAACGCCACCGCGTCATGGCCAAGTACACGGCGCAGGGTGAAATGACCGTCTGCCCGCTTGATGATTCGGACAGCCGTAAATACCACGACGGTACAGAGGCCAACCTTCAGGGATTCGCCCACCCGACAAAGGCGGACGAAGGCGACGTTATGATGTACGAGCCAGACCGTTGGTGCAAGGGCATTGATGATTTTATAAACCGTTGCCATTATGACTGTTTCAGTTCGCTGAAAAAAGTTACCACCCCCGAAGGTGTGAAACTCTACCCGGAGGATATGCAACTTATCGACCGTTCGGCTTGTCGTGTCGCTTCCACATACGCCACGTTGGACGAAAGCATTACGGTTTATGATGATTACCGGGTGTTTATTGCCCCGGTAGCCGGTTACAGGCAGGTGAGGTGGCCGGCTGTCAATTCTTCGGTTTACGGTGCTGTTTTCCTTGACGCAGCCAATAATATTGTAGGCCGTGCCGCAGCCAACTCCGGGCGAATGACCGAAAGCAGCTACTTGTTTACCTCCGTTCCGGCTAAGGCTGAAAAAATCGCTTTCACCTGTCTTCGCGAAGGGTCTTTCTCATTCGTGTGGCTCACCACCTCCGACCAGATAGACGCTATCGAGCCTGACGCATGGAATACCGGGGAATATCTCTGTGGTGTGAATAAAGCATACTACGGCAATTTGCAGATTCGCAGTATCAACGGAGTGGCCCCAACTTGCAGCGTATCACAGGCGCAATTCGCCGATTATTGCCGCAAACGTGGCGAAGGGTTCACTCTGATAACCTATGCCATGCACCGCGACATCGCCCGGCTTTTCTTTGCCACATACGGCAACCGCGACAGTTCCGACGTATGCGGATATGGCTCCGGCTCAAACACCACTCCGACGGGTAAGACCGATTTCCTCGGAATGAAAGATACTATCAAACTACCGACGGAGACACTCGGAGCTGCCGGAGGCTGGTATTACGACGACACCAACACATTAAGAAATGCCACCTCAATAAATGCCCTCGGATATGAAAACCTTTGGGGCAATGTGTCAGAATGGATGGAGGGCTTCAGTTCCGATTACTGGGTCTGCACCCTTAAAGACCAGGGAGACCGCAAAGTCAAGAGCGCGACCATCTCCGATTCATGGATTACCGAACTTCATAACGGGCGATTCATGGACGTGGTGCCTGTGCTTGTCGGGGCTACCGAGACAACTCATTACGGGGATAAATTCTGGGGACAGAACTCGCCGGCCCGTGTCGGGTTGCGTTCCGGCAGCAGCGCCAACTCGTCCGACGGTGTTTCGTACATGAGCGCGTACAACGATTCATCGGGCGCGAGCGCGTGGTCCGGGTCGCGCCTTGCCTTCATTGGTAAAATCGTCTATACGTTAAACGTCGCGACCTTCTTGGAGGCCGAGGCCATCGGTTAAACTTTACACTTATCCGTATGCACGAAAAAGATTATATCGTTACACGCGGGCCAGGGCCTCCTCACACCGCATAAAGATAAAACGGCAGATTTCCCCAAACGGCCGGCCCGTGTCGGGTTGCGTTCCGGCAACAACGCCAACTCGAACAACGGTGTTTCGTACATGAACGCGAACAACGATTCATCGAACACGAACGCGTGGTACGGGTCGCGCCTTGCACTCATAAGCGTTAAGCCTGAAAAGATATTTTGCCCTCCGGCATGGCGACGTGTCGCCGGAGCCGTGGCAGGGGATTGAGCCGCAGCACAGCCGCCGACGTGCGGAACGCTGAAACATCACGCGCAGGGGTGGAGTTTAGTAGGGGCGGCGCAAGTCGTCGGCCGAAACACTCAGGCCCCGGAAAAATGAAGGCTAAAAATCAATAAAATGAAGCGTCTTAAAGATTCCGACATAATTCCGCTGATTGTCGCCGCCCCCAACATAAGGCAGGCGATTTTCGCCGTACTCCGTGGAACTGACCGCAAGGAATCGCCACAGGGGAGAGAAATACTCGCCCATATAGACGGTATAGAGGCATGGCTGGCCGGTGAAATATCGGCGGGAATCTTTCACTTAACCACATACGGAGAGGAAGAAATCAAGGAAGGCGGGAAGATACGAAAGATTCAATTCCTTTACTCATATTACGAGAAAATCGGTGTTCATGCCATTATGAACATCGTCGAGGACCTGACTTTCAAAAGGCTGATAAGGACTACCGCCGCCTCCCTGAAAAACCGAGGTGTCCATGACCTTCTCGGAATCATACGGCGCGACCTCGCCGCTGACCCCGATAATATGCTTTATGTCTACGAGGACGATATTACCAAATTTTACGAAAGCATATTACAGGATATTATGATGGACGTGTTGCGTAGGTTTTTCAAGGGCCCGATAATCCTTACTCTGCTGGAGCGATTTGTCAGATTCCTGCCACACGCCCTGAGTATCGGATTACGCTCATCGCAGCATTTCGGAAATCTGCTTTTGTCGGTAGCTCTCGACCATTTCCTGAAGTCAGAAAACCGGGTGAAGTATTATTACAGGTATTGCGACGACAAGAGGGTTATAGACTGTAACAAGCCGGATTTATGGCACGTTTCCCGGCTGATTGAACAGCGGGTGGAATCCGTGGGGCTGAAAGTCAAACCGAACAAACGGATTTATCCTATCTCTGAAGGTATCGACTTTCTCGGTTACAAGATTTACACCGACCATACACGGATTCGCAAAAGGAACAAAGTCAAGGCGGCCCGAAGGCTGCACCGGCTGAAATCAAAGAGACGCAGGGCGGAAATAATCGCGTCTTTTTACTCGCTCTGTAAACACGCTGACGCGAAACATCTATTTTTCAAAATCACAGGAATAAAAATGGCTGATTACCAGAATTTGAAATCTCTGGCGGAACTGGGCATATCAACTTCGCCCGGTGTTCGCCGGAACGGACAGAAAAATTTTGCTTGCCGGAGTGTGTCGCTTAACGCTCTGGTGGGCACCGCTCTCTGTATTCTTGACTTTCAGACCGACGTGTCGACAAAGTGGTCGCGCAAAGAGTTACGGGAAGCCCGCGAAGCCGGGGAAACAGACGCGGTGGAGAAATCGAAATATCTTGTATGCGCCCGCGTCATAGTTCCCAATCGCTCGCAGCTTGCCGCGTGCAACCTGACATTGAAGAAGGGCGACGTGGTGAAGTTCTTTACCGGCTATCCCGATATGTGCGATATTTGCGACGCTCTGAAAGAGAAGGGAATGCTCGGCGAGAACAAGGTGACTATGGCACGGAACGCGCAGGGCAATTTCACCGAATATCTTTTCACCTAAAATCCAACAGTATGAATTTTCAGAAAATAAGCTGCTCCGAACATCTGGAGCCGATAGAGTGTATAAACCCGCGCCGCGACCGCTGGGCCTTCCGCTGGAATCACCACAAGGAGGACGGCGGATGGTTCGCTTTCGAGGCAGTCGCAGACCACCGCCCATCCGTCGATGAAATCCGGGAGGTGATAGACGCGCAGATTGACGCGGCCACACAGTCGGATATAATAGAGGGTTTCGAGTGGAACGGTAAGAAAATCCGCCTTACCGATACGGCGCAGCGAAATTTCCTTTTCGCGGTTTACTCACTGAATCATACCGGGGAAATAGACCGCGCCCCCTTCGTCGGTCTGCTCGAAGCCGACACCGACGCGGCGGCAGCCGATGAACTCGGCGATATGGTGGCCGCAATGTGGAAGCACATCAAGGAACACCGAGAGCGGGGCAGACAGGCGAAGGAGGCGGTGGATTGCTCCGTTTACGTATTATAGCATATCATCGAAGGCAGAGACACCGGCGACCCGGCTATCTTTCATTATGTGGGCGTAAATCATCGTCGTGCTGATTTGCGTATGGCCCAACAGTTTTGAAAGTGTGCCGAGGTCTCCGTTGTTCTTTTTGTAATACAGTGTTGCAAACGTGTGCCGGGCTGATTTCGCGCTGACAGCCTTGTTAATGCCTATCCGTCGGCAGATTCGTTTTATTATGCGGTTGAAGGCCTGGTCGGTAGGCAAGTGGCGGAACAGCGGCCCGCGCAGTCTTCCTTCCTTGTAGTATTCCACAAGTTTAGCCGCCGGAACTGACAGCGGCATATTTACGCGGGTCCGGGTCTTTATGCGGGTGTAGTGTATTTCGCCGCCGTGAATCTGCTCTATTTGGAGACTTCGAGCGTCGGAGATATGCATCGCAGTGAAGCACATGAAGAGAAAGAAGCGCAGCACGTCGGTTTCGCCTTCATCGAGTTTGTCGGAGCGGAACACACCGATTAGCGCATTTAATTCGTCCTCGGTAAGAAAAACAACAATCGGGTCGGCCTGTGGAATCCTGTACACCTCGAACGGATTGTTTTTTACCTTACCGGCTCTCATCGCGGCGTAGTAGTGCATACGGATTACACACATATTTTTGCGGATTGTACCGGGGTTGTTGTTGTGTTTGTCGCGCAGATAGGCGGCATATACGCGCAGCCAGTCGGGTGTTATCTCGGCAATCTGGAGCCGTGGGTTATAGGATTCCAGTTTGCGCAGTGCGGCGGCATGGTGTCGCATTGTTTCGGGCTGGAGGGCGGTTTTCAATGCCTCCAAGTGCCGCCGGGCATACTCGATAAAGTTCATTGTCTCGCCGGGTCTACGATACAGGGCCAGAAAACTGTCTTTCGTCAGGGTCTCGCCTGTCAGACGCGCCCGCACAAGAATGTCGGATATTTTCGCTTTTGTGTTGGAAATGATAAGATTCCAGTCTTTAACTTGCTGACCGCGCCCACGGACGCGCTCGGCTGTCTCATCCCATTCTGCGGAAGTTACCGCAATGTCAAGGGGGAGGCGGATTTTTATCCGCTCGATGTTCAGGACGGCATACAGGGCCGCCCGGCCGTCGGCGCGTTCGCTTTCGTTGCGCCGCCTGATTGTTACTTTCGCCAT